GGTTGATCCTGGACTTACCAGATTCCAGGTCCTATCGTGTTTTAACATCGCCTCCCCTGCTTAAGGGGCCACTTTAACCCGTGGAACCACCCAATGGGCGGTTAGCGATTTAGCAACAACATAACCACCATTACGTCTGATCGGGTTACCGAACGTAGGTTCCTGGCCATCTTCTAGCACAACTGGTTGTTCAAGCCAGAGTGCACAACGAATATGGTCGTTCCTCTCAGTCTTGTCGCGATATACGAAGCGACAGTACCTGAAGGTATAGGTTCCATGGTTCGATCGATCTATCCTGCCTAAAGCAACAGGATACTGGTTTCTCCATCTAAATATGTCTTGGGTTAGACCCTTGACGCCGGAGTCATCAGGATAATGGGGAGGCACAAGCTTCATTTCTAGCTTATGCTTCCTAAACAACTCAGCTATTACACGCCATAGTTCCTTATCGTACACGTAACTCAGCTCTCCGAAGTATAGGATATACTTCTCTACGAGAGCATTCATTATAATGTACAACCAGGGTTCTAGCGCACTAAGCTTTGTTGAAGATGGGGCCTTAAGACTGAAAGGCCTAACGTCGTACCCTGCGAGGTAATCACCCCCACAGGACTCTCTGAACTGCAATGGCCCATAGAAGGATTTCTCCTTGTTAACTATGAAGCCAACCCTTGTTAACGTACGGATATATTCTTCCGCTGCGTAACTCGGCAAGATACAATCGTCTCCAAACACCGAACAGCACTCTTTTTCATCTTCCCACAAAGGGAACATGGAGTTACTGCGTGGGTTGTTCTTTGTAAAGACTGTACACTTGGCAAAAGCCCAGAAAATCAGAGTCTCAAGCGGAAAAGTTACCGCGTTACCCATCGTCGAGATCATGTTGAGCGTTACAGACTTCCCATCAAGGGTCGTCTCATCGCAACGCAGATCCCAGACTAACTCAAACCATTTTGGAGGTAGTAAATACCGCAATAGTTCGATCGATACACAGTCGCTTGCTGAACTCCAATCCACAGTAGCATTTTTACAGCTAATGGACGAGAGCCTTGCAAGTTCCTTATGTATGTCGGGAAGACATCTGACATCCAAACCCACAAACGCTAAACACTCATACAAAACCCGCATCAAGCCTTGCTGGAAGAACATATTGCCAGTTGGTTCGATACAGATAAAGCGTCTTTTGTCTGTAGTTTTGTCGACAGTTGTTGCGCGTGATCCATCCACAACTTTATACCACTCGTCCAGTGGACGTTCACGGTTGTGTTGCTTAACCGCTTCCCTGAGATTCACATCCCAGAGGTAGTATTCGTGCAGATAGTTTACACATCTTTCTGTCACCGTTATTGGAAAAGTTAACTTACCCTCTTCCGACGTATCCTGGTATGGAACGCCGATAGAAGTGCCACTGCTATTCCTAGCCTTGGTATAAACCTTTTCCAGATCCATTTGGCCTAGCACCTGATGTATTAGGTGTTTGGCCCGTATCACGACTTTGTCGTCGAAAGATACGCAGGACTGAATACGTGATTGATGCTGAAAGGGCATGTTTCTAACCCTTGCATTAGTCTCCCACATATGCTCATTAACTTGTTCGAATTTCTCGAACGCTTGAGCTTGTAACAGGTCCTTATCTTGGGTAGGCGAACAATACTTTTTTAGGAGTTCATTCGCTTGACGGTTGAAGGCATAAAGCCTAGATGTGTCGTTGAGGCAATACACATGTTG